CTGACACAGCCGCTTGGTCAAAAGTCTCAGAAGCCGTTCCAGCCAATGTTCTTAATGATCCAATTACTTCTTGGTCGATCTCAGCAGTAATCTCTTGAGCTAACGCCGCCATGATTTCCGCTTCTACATCGATACCTTGCTGTGCTTGAGCATCTTGAGCCGCTTCAAAAGTCCATCTAGCACTTAATTTTCTAGATTTCGCTTCAACCGGTTGTTTCAAGATCTGGATTGATAATCTCTTACCAGGTGTACCCTCTAAAGAGGCTGTTGAAGCACCTTTTGGAGTTGTATTGTTCTGGTTACCAGAATATGCTTTCGCAATTTTGAATGGAGATAATGCTTCTTCACCTGCAGTCGTGTTTGACGCAACTGTGTCTGCATATCTTATTCTTAGTGTGTGGATTTGACCTACAGGACCAGTCATTGGTTGTACACCAACGATCTCGTTTGCAATAACAGTCGGCATAACCCTTCTGATTACTGGTAGGATAACCCTGTTTAACGTAGCAACGTTACCTGCAGATGTGGCACCAGCAGTTGATTGTTCTGCCAAGTATCTTTTCGTGTTTTCTAACACGACATCCATAGTTTTTTTCTTGTTACCCGCTAAACCTTCGGTTAGGGCTTGTTTAGTTTCACCCCATTTTGATTCAAATATATCTGACATTTGTATCTTTTCCTTATTGTTTAGTTGTTATATACCCGCTAATTTACGGATATTTGTTAAGTCAGCATCTTCCCTTTGTGCTCTGTCGCCACTTGATTCAGAAATAACTTGTTTTCCTGTCTCAATTGGTTTGTCAGCCATCACGTGAGGTAGATACTTGTCGAATGAAGCCTGAAGTTTCGCTGTTTGAACTGATTCTAACAACTGACTCATTACTTCACTCTTTTCTTTGCCCAATGGTTTGAGCATCTCGGCCATCTTTTCCTTGCGTTCCATCAAATCCGATTGTCTTTTGGCTTCCGCCTCTTTGGATTCAATCACCGCTTTTTTCTCTTCGACAGCCTTCTCCGCGTCTTTTAATTTAAGTGTAGTTTCATCCACAACTTTCATTAACTTCGCAGTCTCAGATTTCTCATTTAAGTAAGAATTCTGGTACTCAGAAGCAAACGCTTCGAATATTTTCTTACCAAAGTTGACAGTTCTTGCCGTTGTAATATCTTCCTTAAGAGATTTCAACTCTTCAGAAAGTTTTTTGTTAACAGCATTCTCTACAACTTTAGCAGATTTTGTTATGAAAGCCTCTTTCATCTTAGCCATTTGTTTTTTGGCTTCGGCTACTAGTTTGACTTTCGTCTCCACAACGCCTTTTTTGTCTTCATGGAACTCTTTGATTTCTTTTGCAAGAGCGTTTACAACGAACTCTTCCATTTTCTTGAAGTTTTCATGAACACCTTTACGGTCAGTGTGTAGTTCTTTTAACTCTTCATTTAATTTAGATAGTATAAAACTTTCTAATTTAGCAGAATGTTTGCCTACGTTTTCTTTGTAAGCGATTTTTTCTTGTGCAAGTGCTTTTCTATCTTCAACGAACTTCGTGATCTCTTCAGATAACTTCTCGTTCATCATAGAGTCGATTGCTTCGATCATGTTTGCTTTGTCGTGTTCGTATCTTTTAGCAAACTCTTCTCTTAACTCTGCACCTACTTGTTCTTTGTTTTCTTTAATTTTCGAATCCCAAGCCTCTTGGATGCCTTTTTGAACATCTTCTGAGATTGCTCCAGACTCTACTAATTTTGATATTGCGTCTATCATGTTATTTCAGGTCCTTTATTATGTTTGTTAGTGCCTCTTTGAGGAACTTTTGTGCTTTAGGGTCATTTCTAACTTCAGCCGCCAGTCCCTTCGCCATGTTACCACCCTTTGTGTTCATTAGGTGTTCGTAAATTGGCGTAGGGTAAGCACCCGGTGCCGAAGGTTGGGCAACAACATCGACTGTGATGATCTCAAAGTCTGAAACTTCGCCGCTTCCGTATTCGTTCATGTTTCCAGAACCTCTACTTGAAACGCCTAGTTTCACACCTGATTGCAACATAGTTTCGACAAGTTTGCCCATCGGTGTTGGTAAGATTTTCATCTTACCGTATCCATTTGGTCCATCCATCCACATTTCTGTTATCATGTGAGACACACGGTCCAAATTAATTTTTAAATCATCTGGGTGATCCACTTCACCTAGCACAGAGTAACCTGAACTAATCTGATCATTCAGTGTTTTAGTCGCTTTTGCGATTTCTGCCACTGGATAAACTCTCTGATTAGCGTTCTTGATCCCACCTTGAATGCAGATGCCCTTCATGTACAAATCCTTACCGTCTTTTCCCTCGTGTAAGATCTGCACTCTGGCCTGATCAAATGTTAGGTTCTCCCTAAGGTATAGTGATGCCATCGATGATCTCCTCTAAATCAACAATTATTTTCTAGAAACAACTGGAGATTTTGCAGATTTGTCTGAACCGTCAGCAGTCTGAGGTTTAACTTCTTTCTTCATTGAAGTTCCCTTGTCTTTGCCTGGACTGTTCTCGAAATCACCTGTCATTTTTTGTGCAGTTGGAGCCGCTCTTCCTGACTCTTCACCACCCTGTGCGATGTTTTTGCCATCTGCCTTAAATGCCGCTCCGCCTTTGTCGTGCATTGGTGATTTCTTATTGTCTGCGTGGTCGGCTGTGTCCGCTGACTTTTGGATTTTGTATTCTTTTACAGTTTCCTTAGTCGCTTCTTTGCCTTCCATTTCAACTTCTGGAGTTAACTCTGGTGCAACTTCTGGAGCAACAGTTTCGTCTTTTTCTTCTTCACCGTCTTTTTTGCCCATCATTGCTTCGAATTCTGCTTTTAATTCATCTAAAGCGTCTTCCAAGTCAACAACTCTGTCTTCCATATCTTCGTCTTCGCCTTTGTCTGCATCCATGTCTGCTGGCATTTCTTCACCGTTGTCTGCATCCATTTCACCTTCTTCTTCGGCTGATATGTCCTTAACCAATTCATCAGTTGCGTCTCCGCCTACTTCTTCAATTGATTCTTCTTCAGTTGTTTCTGATTCTTTTGCTTCGTCTTCGATTTCAACAACTTCATCAACTTGTTTGTCTTTAGACTCTTCTGAAGTTTCTTCAACTTTCTCATCTTTTGCTTCTTCTGTAGTTTCTTCTACTTTAGCCTCTTTAGATGCTTCAGTTTCTTTAACTTCTTCGTCTTTTGATTCTTCTTTTGCCTCAGCAGTTACTTCTTCGTCTGCTAGGTTTTCGTAGATGTCTCTTGATTTTTCAACTACGATTTCGTGGAATAAAGCCTCTGCTTTATCGTTTTCTTCATTTATTAGTAACTCTAATAATGATTCAAATTTATTGTTTGACATGTTTACACGTGCTCCTTTTTCTAGTCGATTTGTACTTATAAGTGTTTGTATTTACTGTAAAGGCGTAAAAACGGTGGTATAATTGGTACGAAAAGGTGGATTTTTGACTATATTTTTATCTGTAAGTTGAATTTTGACAAAAATTGTTCAATTGTGTGATGGTGCATGTTGTCTGGCCTGTCTATATCGTTGGGTTTGAACCATCCATTAGGTATAACACGGTGGAATTGTACGTCCTTAAAGTCTTGTAGGCAACGCTTGGTCTGATTCATCCAGTTTCCATAGAATGTTGCGGTATCATTTCTTTTCTTGTAGTTTCTGGTGCTACCAAAAATGTTGTTGAGCCTGAATACATTGTTCTTGCTGTCCTCTTTGAGACCTTGGTAATCAAATCCAAGTATGTAGATCTCTTTGAATCCATGATCACAGGCCAGTTTAAGTGCTGTTGGTCCACTTGACCAACCAAGACTTGGTTTGGACCATCTCACGTGATCCAATAATTTCTGGTGTTTTTGGTACTGGTTATTGAAATTTGAATACACTTTATTATGTAGGACATAATCGGTCTCTGCTATCTCGAGCATCATCTTTGGGTCGACCGCCACTAACCAATGCGGTTGGTGTGTCCTGTATACGGCATTGCAGGCATACACGGTGCCTTTTTCTTTAAGATCATCGATATCGATGCCCTTACGTGATTCACCGTTACCTAATACGAACGCTGTTGATGACATTATAACTCTAAGTTATCGTCTTGTGCAGGTTGTCCGTACATTTTTTGGACAAAAACTGCTTCTTCCTTTTGTTTAGCATCGTGAGCCTCGGATGCCAACCTCATAGAGTTGATTTGTTTGAGTGTTAATCTTGTTTTTCTTGTGTCTTCTGAATCTAGAACTGAAATATCGTTCTCAGGTTCATAGGTTTTGTCCTGTTCAAAACCATCTGCGCCGTATGTGAAGAATTCATTCAGTTTCATAATCGTATTTAACCTTATACCTGTCCGCCACCACCTGTGCCACCTGGTGTTGTTCCGCCACCACCTGGTGTTTGGCCTGGCTGTCCTGGCTGTGGTGATCCTGGTTCTGGTGCTTCTGGGTCTGCAGTTGGCTCCTCGAACTGGTCTAGATCAGCACTTATTCCTGACTGTGTCACACCTCCGCTTCTTAATTCATTAGATTTAGTCTGTTTTTTCTGTGGTACGTTGTTTTCTTCTGCCCATAGTTCGGCATTTCTTGCCATTTCCTCTTCAGAAAGACCAAGATATCTTTTCAGTGCAAATCTTTTACTCATGTAAGGCAGTTCCGACACTGCTGTGAATGTGTTTACCCTGCTTTGGTCCATCTCTGTCTGTCTGTACTGTGCAAAGTTCTGTGGTGGATTCATTTTTATTTCAAACATGCTGTTGTCGATGTTGTAACCTTTCGATTTTATCCATAATTTGAACTCACTGTCGAAAGTTTCTGCCAACATGCTCTGTAATCTTGCACAATATTTGTTGAATCTTAATTCTTGAATGTAGGCTGTACCTACCCTACCGTCATTGTACTGCTGTCCACCATCTTCTGCACCTGTTGGTAGATAAGAACTTGGAATTCTCAATCCTCTGAACAGTTTGTTTGTGAAGAATCTTAGGTCATCTATCTCGCCAAGGTTTGTACCACCCGGTAGTGTGTCAACTTTAGATCCTCTACCCTCTGCTGTCTGTGGGAAGAAGTAATCTTCGTTTATTGACATTGGATTGTATGTTGCATCAATGAAGTTTGCTCCACCTGATGCACTTGGAATTCTTCTTTGGTTGATCTCGTTCTTGACCCTCTCAACGAACTGCATGGCCAAGTGTGTAGGCATGTTACCCACGTCGATGTAGAAGACCCTTCTCTCAGGTGCTCTCTGTACCCTGTAAATGATAATTGCGTCTTCTAATAATTCTTTCTGTTTGTAAACTTTGAATACTTGTTCCAACACTGACTGTCCGAATGGGAATAGGTTGTCTAAACCGTCTGACATTGACATATGAATTACATGTTCTGCATTTATGTTGTATGCATTCATTGTTCTGTAGAATCTTCCACCAGACATTCCGCCTGCAAATCCTGACATGTTGTTGGTTGCACCAGCATTTGCATAACTTGATCCGTATGCCGCTGTACCACCACCTGTTGTTCCACCACCACCATATGTTTGGTTAGGTGTGATCTGTGTCGCTGATAATCTTTGTAGGTTAGGATTGATGTCTCTGATCACATACTGTTCAGGTTTCTTTCCCTCGGATTCATTTACAACGATCCTGTCAACTTTTGCGTTGTCTATATACAACCATTTCTGTGTTTCGGGATCTCTTACAAAAAAACAGTCACCGTATTTCAGTGCATTCCTGAATATTCTAAAAATTCTTTTGTTGAACTTGTTGGATTTTGTCCATTGTTGTAATGCTTTTTTTAAAAGTTTTACTTCGTGTTCTGTTGTTTCGTCTTTGAATACAAGATCAAATGGTGTTTCGTTCTCTTGATTTTTTTGTGTAGAAAATTCTGCAAGTATGTCCAGTGCCGCATTTATTTCACTGTCAGAATCCATCTGATCATATTGAAAGTATCTCTGAATCCTGTTAGGATGTCCTGTGTACACATCCGGCAAGTAAGAACTGTAGTTCCTCTTTGCGAAATTTGGCACCTTCTCGCCAGATATGGGAGAAAGATTTGCGTCTTTAAAATATTTTTTCCAAGCCATGCTTTATATTACACTTTTTTATCCATTTAAGCAACCTAAACAATACCTACTTGATTCACATCCTTACGAGCTGTCTTCTCAACCGCTTTCAAGGCCCTGCTTTCGACTGCAACAAGCGTATTTACGCCATTTACCATATTCGTTAAAGTCTTATTTGCACTGTTTAGTTCAGTGATCATGCTGGACATCTTTGTCTCCAATGCCGCTGTATCAAATGTGTCCTTAAGATCATTGTTTGCTGTCACTGTTGATTTGGTTCCTGAAGTTATCATCTCAGGCCCTCGTTCGCCTACTAGGTATGTTTGGCCTCCTTCCATGCTTCCACCAAATGCTCTTTTATTTTTAGAAGCGGCAAAAAGTCCAGACGCACCTCCGAGTGCACCTCCAACGGCGGCACCAACCGCCGTTCCTATTACTGGAATTACAGATCCTATCATTGCCCCTGTTAGTGCGCCTCCGAGAGCCGCCTGTCCGACACCAAATGCTTTCTCGGCTGTAGTCTCGGCATTACTTGCCTGTGCGATTCCGCCTCCTGCCACTGCCAGACCTCCAAGTGCTCCAACTCCTTTGCCGGCTAAACCTACCGCTGTTCTTCCTGCGCCACCTTTGCCAAATAATCCACCCATGCCACCCTTCAAGTGTGCCGTACCTATTCTAGTACCAGCGGCAACTATGGATGTCTGTTTGGCCGCGTCAAATAATATTTTGCCTGACAGTCCTGCAATTAACAATCCTGCCGTTAGTCCGGGTGCCTTGGCCAATGCAGTTGCCACTGATCCGCCGGCACCGAATGCACTTTTTATAATGTTAACAAATCCGCCCAACGCAGGACCAAACGCTTGGAGTAATCCTGTTTCTATCTGTTGGAATTGGCTCGATAATACTTTGGTCGCCTGTTCGAATGTTGTCAAACCCTGTACAAGGTCCGTTGCTGATTTGTTCTGTTCGTCTAACACTGCACCTGCATCTGTAACTCGTCTACCAAGTTCGATTATTCCACCCTGTAGAGATAAGAATTCAACTTGACCCGTTACAGTTGCTTGTCTAAATCTGTCAATACTTCCTGCAGATATATCTCTTATTCTTACTAGAGCCTGTTCGCTTGAAATCACACCAGAGATTAAATCGTTTATTACATCTCTTGCTCCTGGAATGTTCTGTACAAGTTGTAGTGCAGATTCTGTTACAGGCACTCCGGCGTTGGCGATTAGATCTTGGAAGCCTTCTGCCAGTTGAGGAGATATACCTTCAACTGTAGCGGCAAATCCTACTA